GAAGATACAACTGGAGAAGACGCTGACGAAACTGTAGGTTTTACAGAAGAAGAACAGTCTCTTATACGTGGTTTATTTGCTGACATTATTGGAGAAGCTTCTTTAGCAACAACAGCAGACATTGCAACAGGCGTTACTCAAGTTCTTATTGACTCCGGTATTATTGATGCTGAAGGCAATGTTATTAGACCTGATCTTCAGGGGTCAATCATTACTGCCCTAACAAATGTTGGCATTCTTAATGAAGACGGTCAGTTTATTCAACAAGCAATCCCTGACATTCAAACCGAAGTTCTTGCAGCTTTAACTACTGCTGGCATCTTAGACGAAGAAGGTAACGTGATTCGTCAAGAGGCTGTTGATGTAGAGGGTGGAGTTACTTCTGCCCTACAAGCTCTTGGGGTTGTTGACGCTAATGGACAACTAAGCCTAGACGTAAGCGATAGTGTTTTACTTACCTTGCAGAATGCTGGAATTGTTGACGCTGAAGGCAATGTTATTGAACAGGATGTTTCAGGACAATTCTTAACTACCTTACAAAACATAGGGTTGGTTGATGAAGAAGGGAACATTATTCGACCCGAGGCTGTAGACGTTGAAGGCGGAGTCATGTCTGCTTTACAAACTATTGGCCTAGTAGACAGTGAAGGTCAGTTAGCTTTAGACATACCCGGAAACGTTTTGCTTGCTTTACAGAACGCAGGTATTGTTGATGCCGATGGCAATGTTGTTGAACAAGACATTACTGGTCAGTTCTTAACAACTTTGCAAGGCATTGGCTTAGTTGATGCTGAAGGCAATATTATTCGTCAAGAAGCACCAGACATTGAAGGTGGTGTTATTTCTGCTCTACAGACTATTGGCTTGGTAGATGCTGATGGTCAACTTACTTTAGATGTTTCGGGTAATGTTTTAAGTCTGCTTCAAAATGCAGGTATCGTTGACGCTGACGGAAACGTTATTGAGCAGGATCTTACAGACCAGTTTGTAACAACACTACAACAAGCAGGCGTAATAGACGAAGAAGGCGCTGCATTACTGGCAACTTCAGAAGACCTTGCTAACTTACGAAATGAGCTAGCCGCTATAGGCTTAATAGGCGAAGGCGCTGTAAGTGTTGACCAAACTGTACGTACAGCCCTGTCAGAGTTTGGGTTTACTGACGCACAGTTAGAGCAGATAGCGGGCGCAATAGACATACCTGCTAACTTAAGTGAAGAACAAATTACTCAGTTGTTTGCAGACGCAGACCTTTCTACAGCAACAAATGTTACTGACGCAGTAAATACAATTACAGACGCAATTAGTAATCTTGGTTTTGCTACGCCAGATAACGTTAGAGACATTCTATCTAACTACGCATTTAGTGAAGCTCAGATAAATCAAATTGTTAGTGCTATGCCAGCAGGCTTACAGCTTACTGATATTGGCACTTTGATTGACACGGCTCTAACGGGCGTTGCTACCTCTGAAGGATTAGAGACAGCAACCACCACAATTACTGATGCTATTGCAGGCTTAAACTTTGCTACAGATGAAGGTGTACGCACAGCATTAACAGAGTTTAACTTTAGTGAAAGTCAACTAGATCAAATAGCGGCTTTAATGCCTGATACGTTAACTCAAAACGAATTGACGTTAGCTCTTAATGCCTCGCTAGAAAATGTCCCAACAAATGCAAGCATGGACGAGGCGTTCCTGTCTATAACAAACAGTTTAGCTACAGGCTTTGATGCTATAACAGGCGAAGACGGTGTTCTTGAGCGTCAAGACGTTATGTTGAATGCCATCACGGGACTAGGAGAAGGACAGGAAAATCTTCTTAGAGGGCAAGAAGACATACTAACAGGCGTTGGTGAAGAAAGCCAAAGGCTAGAAGATATTATTATGTCTAGCACTGGGTTGCTTGCTGCAATTGGTGCAGGTGGTCTTGGTGGTGGCGCTCCTGCTAGACCTAGCGCACAACCATATAAAGGTTATTTAGAAAAATTAGACTATGCGCCGGGCATGGTTGAGGCTTTGCCACAACAAAAAGTAGACTACAACAAAGAAGTTGATAGGCTTTTAACTATGGGAATGGGCGGTAAAAAACCGGGAATGCTTGTATGACATATTTAAATTTAGTTAATAACGTACTTCGTCGTCTTCGTGAAGAAGAAGTAACGTCTGTCCAAAGCAACACATATTCTAAAATGGCAGGAGACTTTGTTAATGACGCAAAGCGTATTGTAGAAGATGCTTGGGATTGGTCTGCGTTGCGTACTACTTTAACAATTACTACTACTGATGACATTTTTAATTATGTATTAACAGGTAGTCAAAACAGAATTAAAGAACTGAATGTTATTAACGACACATCTAATTTAATTATGGAGTATCGTCCTGCTAAGTTTTTTGATAAGCAGTATTTAATAGAAGATATAATTAAAGGGCCGCCTAAGTTTTTTACTTACAACGGTGTTAACAGTGCTGGTGATACTCAGATTGATGTTTATCCAAAGCCCGATGGTGTGTACACGCTTAGGTTTAACTGTGTTCAACGTAGTGCTGATTTGTCTGCTGATACTGATGATTTGTTAGTACCTGCTATGCCTGTAATGCACTTAGCTATTGCTTTTTTAGCGCGTGAACGTGGTGAAACAGGTGGTACGTCTGCTCCTGAATACTTTGCTATTGCTGATAAATACTTGTCTGACGCTATTGCTTTAGACGCCCAAAAGCACCCAGAAGAAGTAATCTTCTACACGCCGTGAGGTAGCTATGGCTCAACAATTACAAAGCATTAATCTTGTAGCTCCTGCCTTTAAAGGAATCAACACAGAAGATTCTCCGCTGGCACAAGATCCGTCGTTTGCTGATGTTGCTGACAATGCAGTTATTGACAAGCGTGGACGTATTGCGTCTCGTAAAGGTTACAGTGTTATCACAACAAACAAGACTGAGTTAGGTACTGCAAAAATTAGAGCAATCAAGGAGTTTGAAGATAACGCTGGTAACACCAAAGTATTTTCTGTAGGTAACAACAAGATACTTAGTGGCACAACTACGTTAGTTGATGAAACTCCCGGCAGTTATACAATTACTCAAGACAACTGGAAGATGGCTAACTTCAACGACAAGATTTATTTCTTTCAGCGAAGTAACGAACCACTTGTTTATGACGCTGTAGGAGGCTCTGTAGTGACTCTGAGCAGCGTTTCTGGTGCTGCTGGTGTAACTGGGGCTATGTATGGTAACGAGGTATTAGCAGCTTATGGGAGGCTTTGGACGGCTGATTCTGGTTCTGATAGGTCTACTATTTATTGGTCTGATTTATTAATAGGTCATGATTGGTCAGGCGGTACTAGCGGATCTATTAACTTAGCTAAGGTATGGCCTGATGGCTACGACGAGATTGTTGCGTTAGCTGCACACAACGGACTATTAATTATTTTTGGTAAGCACAGCATTGTTGTGTACCAAGGAGCTGAAGCACCAGCAACAATGGCGTTAGCAGATACAGTATCAGGGGTAGGCTGTGTTGACAGAGATACTGTACAATATACAGGTACTGACGTGTTGTTCTTGTCACATACTGGACTAAAAAGTTTTGGTAGAACAATACAAGAAAAGTCAATGCCTATTACAAGTCTTTCTAACACAATTACAAAAGACATTATTGGATTGCTTCAAAATGAGATTGAGTTTTACCGTTCAGTGTATAGCCCAGAAGAAGGTTTTTACCTGTTGACTTTTACAGCTCAAGACACAACTTACTGTTTTGACGTTCGAGGAACACTAGAGAATGGTGCGTATCGTGTAACACGTTGGCCCGGTACAGGCTTTACAGCTTACGGTAGAAAAAACGATGGGGCTTTATTAATTGGTAACGGTGAAGGTATAGGCGGATACTCAGGATATAGAGACAACGGGGAAAAGTATCGCTTTAAGTACTACAGCCCCGGTCTGACCTTTGGTGATCCTTCACGTCTTAAGATACTCAAAAAGTTACGCCCTACTATCGTTGGTGCTAACAGTGCCATTATGTTTCTTAAATGGGCGTATGACTTTGGTACGTTTTTTCAAACTTCAGAGTTTACTGTTGGCAACCAAGTAACAGGTTACTTTAACGAAGACGAGTACAACAGTACGGCAGAATTTACAGGTGGTGATTTAACGTCACGACGTGGAATAAACACTACCGGAGGCGGTGGAGTTATAACAATAGGGTTGGAAGCAGACATAGACGGTTCGGGTTTGTCTCTCCAAGAGATTAACGTATTAGCACTAATGGGTAAAGTACTATGAGTAACTATACGAAGACCACTGACTTTGCCGCTAAAGACAGTCTACCTTCCGGTGACAGCGGTAAAATCATTAAAGGCGCTGAGTTTGAAACAGAATTTGACGCTATATCTACAGCTATCGCTACAAAAGCAAACACAGAGTCACCGACTTTTACAGGCACAGTAACAATTCCTGCACTGACTTTTACAGGTACGCTGTCTACAGGGACTATTGATGGAGGTACATACTAATGGACGACGAATACAACATTGGCACACCATCTGATGTTCTTGGAGCAGGAGCTACGGGAAGTAATCCTATCATGGATGCTAGCAATGCTTTATCAGGAAGCGGTAACGGCTTCTTTGATTTTTTAGGAGGCCTTGCTAACTACGCAACTCAGCCCGGTGTTTTGCTTCCCGGCATCCTTGGTGGTCTTCTTACGGGCGAAGCTTACGGACAACTAAGCGACATAGGAAGAGAATCTTTATTAGGGTTCACCCAAGATGGTGTTGATGTTCCGGGCGCATTAGATCTAGCTCAGATGCAGTTAGAGCAAACTCAGTTTAAACCGTTTACAGTAACAACAGCTACTGGTGCTGGCTTCGGTACTAAGGTTGATCCTATTACTGGAGCAGTTACAACAACCATGGGTCTATCTCCTAACGAGCTAGCAATGCAAAGAAACCTGATGAGCGGCGCTAGCGGGTTCTTTACAGGCGCTACGCAAGATCCTTCTGTTCGCGAAGAAGAGCTGTACGGACAAATTAGAGATGCTACTATGGCTGATGAGCGAGCGGCTCGTCTTGGTTTAGAGGAGCGTTTAGCGGCTCAGGGTAGGCTTGGTGTTAAAACAGCACAGTTCGGTGGTACACCTGAGCAGTTAGCTATGGAGCGAGCGCAACAACAAGCTATGGCGCAAGCAAGACTTGGTGCGGCACAGCAAGCACGTCAAGAACAAGTTCAGCAAGCAGCTCTTGGTCAGCAGTTCCTCGGCGCTGGTTACGTACCACAGCAACAACTTCTTGCGGCGACTCAGCCTTCACAACAGTTGGCGGCGCTACAACAGCAAGCACAGCTACAAGGTGCTGGGTTGTTTGGCGAAGCGGCTATGTCTGGCTTAGAAGCAAGATTGATTGCAGAACAAGCAAGAGCAAACTTGTTAGGTCAAATGGGTACGGGCTTGTTAAGCGGTGCGTTTACGCCACAGCAAACATCACCTTCAGAGTCTTTATTAGGTGCACTTTTAAATAAAATGGGAGGTTAGTAATGGCTAAGTTTTCACAAGCATTTTTGCAGGGTCTGTTACAGCCTTCCTATCAACAAGGGTTGTTTACTGCGGCACAGCAGGCGGCACAACTTCCTGCGCAGCTTCAACAGCAAAAACAAGTACAACAACAACAAATGACTATAGATCAAGCCATTGCTTCAGGCAATAAAGGGATTCAAGAAAACGATCCTGTTGCTTTATCTAGAGCTGCTCAGATGTTAAGACAAGCAGGAAAGATAAATGAATCTATTCGTTTTGCACAAGCTGCTGCAAAAGCTAAAGAGTTTCAAGACAAACGTAGTGCTGAAAAAACAAGATCTGCTGGTATTGTATCTAGACTGCAGCAGTTAGAACAGCCTGAAGTAGCGGCTCTTGTTCAGGATAATATTCTCACTCCTTCTAAAGGCGCTGATATAATTTTTGGTCTTGTTTCAAAAGAACGTAAAAATAAAATACCTCCTGAAATGTCAAAAAGACTTGGTAAGTTAGCTCAGACTGACGAAAATGCTAAGATGGTTTTAGAAGACATTACTGAAAATGACTCACGAGATGCTATTAGCCGTGCGTATACGTTCTTAAATGACTATGAAAAAGAAGGTGAGCCTGAAACGCCTAAAGATTACGGTCTAACTAAGACTGAAGAAAAAGTCTACAACGATTTGTTAGAAGAAAACAAAAACGAGCTTAAAAAATTGCTTCCTACAGAACCGGGTTTTTTTGGAACTAAGGCGATAGGCTATCAGCAGCGTGTTGTTTTTGACGAGGCTGAAAGAATAAGAACAAGCAACCCAAGTCTAAGTAAGTTGCAAGCATTAACGCAAGCCTTTAGTGAATACGGTCGTCCTGAACAAACATCTCCTGTTGAACAGGCATCCCCTGTTGGGCAAGGTGAGTGGTCTATTACAAGGGAAGACTAATTATGCCAGTAACCACTGTTACATCGCCAGACGGTACAAAATACAAAGTAAACCATCCAGAAACAGCTACGGATGAAGAGATTCTTGCGTATGCTCGTCAAGAGTTTGGTAAACCTGCTATTGAAGATGAGCAAAATGCTTCTGCTAGAGAGCAGTTTATGTATGCCTTTGATAAAGAAGGCAACCTTACTACATACGCTGGCGACATACTAGAATCTAAGTTTCCATTAGGTGCTATTAGCTTTGACTTTTCTGAGGGTTTTCAATACTTATCACCAACAGAGCGTTACGGTGAAGAGTTTATGGAAGCCACTCCTGAACAGCGTCGTGAAATTATCATGCAACGTCGTGAAGAACAGTTAGGCATAGACTACGGCGAAGACTTTAGAGAAGACGCTGAAGGCATGGCTGCTACATTAGGACAAGTTGCTAAGGCTGTTGCTGACCCGGCTGCTGCGTTGATTCCTGTAGGTCGAGGTTACAAAGCAATAGCGGCAACTTCTGGTGGTCTTGGCGCTACGTATGAAGTTCTTGAAGACGTTGCTGAAAACAAACCGATTGATGTTAAAGAAGCAGCTCTTACTGGAGCCGTTAGTGCTGTAGGTGTTCCTGTTACTATAGCAGGCGCTAGGACAGTTGCTAACATAGTACAAGATAAGGTTGCTAACAAGGCATTTAACAATGCTCAAAAAGTAATCAACGAAAAAGCCGCTCAAGGTTATGTGGTTAAAGACATGCCTAAAGTTCTTGAAGAGGCTGGCGTAGATATGGTTAAGCTAGCTTCGGCTCAGTCAAAGTTAGGTAAGAAACTAACTGTACCTGCCTTTGCAGATGCAGCAGAAATAGCGGCTAATCAAGCGATTACTAGAGACAGCGCAGTAACACGTACTATAAGTAAAGGTTTAGATAAGTATTTAGGCACGTTGTCTACACGTGTTCGTAACATATCAGAGCCTGTGTTTGGTAGACTCCGTAAGTTTGAGTACAACATACACGTTAACACACAAAACAAACTAAACGCTGCGAAGCCTTTCATCGAAATGCTAGGCAAAACAGACCCTAAGTTTAAACAGCGCATTGCACGAACATTGTTTAACGGTAACTTTGATGCTGCTGAAGGATTGATGAGAGTATCTAACCCGGAGTTGTTACCTCAGTTTTCTGCTGTAAAGGGGCTACTAGAATCTACAGCTAATGAGTTGGTAGAGTCTGGTCATTCTTTAACCAAGCTTGATAACTACTTTCCTAGAAAGGTAAACGATCTTGAAGGATTGTTAGAGTCTTTAGGCACAAAGAAAAAGTCTTCTGTTGAGAAAGCACTGCAGAAGTATGCACAAACAAAAGGATTCTCAAGTGTTGCTGAAGTTCCTCCTGAAGAGCGAGCAGAAGTTGTGGATCTTGTTATGCGTGGTTACAAGCAGACAACAGATGGGGGTAAGCCTAGATTCCTAAAGCCGCGAACGATTGAACAGGTTTCTCCTGAGCACATGAAGTACTACGCAACTCCTGAAGAATCAATACAGTCTTATCTACGTGGTGCTGTTAACGATATTGAAAGACGTAAGTTTTTTGGTAGGTCAGTTAACGAAGACATGGCAGGTAGATTCAACACTGATTCATCAATAGGTCGTTTTATTGCTGACGAATTAGATGCAGGTAACATACCTTCTGAAAAACAAGATGAACTTAGGGACTTGTTGCAGGCTCGCTTTGTAGGGGGTGAAACAGCTACTGGTGGTGTGTTGGGCGGTGTTAGAGACTTAGGCTACATGGGTACGATTGCTAACCCAATCTCTGCTTTGACTCAGCTTGGTGATTTAGGTATTACGTCTGCCTTGAAGGGTCTTGGTCCTACTTTTAGATCTATGTTCGGAGCTAAAGAAGCGAAGCTTATTGACATTGGTTTAGATGATGTAATTTCAAAAGAACTTTCAGAAGCTAGAGTGTCGTCAAGAGCTTTAAATAGTTTGTTAAAAGCATCTGGGTTTAAAAGAGTGGACAGGCTTACAAAAGAAACGTTTATCAACGCCTCTTTGAAAAGAGCTAGAGCGTTAGCGCGTACAGAGAAGGGTCAACAAGAGTTACGTAAGAACTGGGGTAATGTCTTTGGAGATGAGTTTGAGTCTCTTGTAGACGATCTTAACTCTAAGGTCATGTCAGATAATGTTAAGTTCTACTTGTTTAATGAACTGTCTGGTGTGCAGCCAATAACACTTAGTGAAATGCCGGAAGCGTACTTAACCAGCCCCAACGGTCGTGTATTTTACATGCTTAAATCTTTTACTCTAAAACTTTACGACGTTGTTAGAAACAATATCGTTAAAGAGTACAAGCAAGGAAATAAGATGAAGGCTGTTAAAAACGCAGCGTTACTTGCTGGATACTTTACTGCTGCTAATACAGGCGTAGGTGTAACAAAAGACTTATTACTAGGAAGAGACGTTAGACCTGAAGACCTTCCTAGCAGATCTTTGTGGGCTTTACTTGGCGGTTTTGGTATCAATCAATATGTGTCTGAAAGATACCTATCTAGAGGTGACATGAAAGGAGCGTTGTTTAATACTTTTGCTCCTGCTACTCCTGTTATTGATGCTGCTTTTAAGTTAGGAACGGAACTGCCCAAAGAAGATCCAAATATTGAAACAACTTTGAAGGCAGTCCCGCTTGTAGGTCCAATTGTTTATAACTGGTTCGGTGGCGGTGCTGAAAAGTTCAACGAACGCCTAGACTAAATCTCGCAGTTGTTACCAGTACAGGCTAACGTCTGTGACCCTTCAGTCATGTCAGAGTTTTCAGAGATGTTCCACTCAATCGTCTCTGGAAACTCTTCCTTCAACTTCTCATAAGTCTCTAAGTCAATAGGCTCATAAGGTGCTTGTTGATAGGTATGCTCTGAGTAAGGCAAGAACGATATACCACTGATCTTGTCGAACTTGTTATACAACCACTGACCTACCTCAAGAAACTCATCGTCACGATAGTAACAAGTCATTGACGGTTTGTGTTCGCACCAGTAGTCCTGATAAATCTCCCATAGTTCTAACTGTTCCATAGCACCCATCTCAGAGGCCACCACAGCGCCTTCAGGAGACTTTATAGGGAAGCTGAATACCTTGGTACTGGGTGACATTACATCGTCCTCTACAGGGATTCCTGCAGCTTCTAGGACTTGGCAGAGGGGGTCTCTTGAGTCTGCTCTAACTCGTCTAATGTATTGATCTGAGTATCTAGGGTGGATGCCAGAAGCAGAATCAACCAGCTGACTAACAGTACCGGAAGGTTTAACAGCAGTGATGGCAGTGCTAATATTAATACCAAGCTTAGTAGCCCATTCCTTATTAGTGTTAATCGCTTCTTCCTTGAGGGTATTAAGCCACGTCTTAAGTTTCTCACGATCTTCTCTCCCTGACAACATGGGGTGATCCATGATGCCTGTCAAGCTAACGCCCAGTAACGCTTCCTCTTCAGTGTTCTTCTGCCATACCTTACGAAGGTAACGAAAGTCTGTCAAGGTAGCCTGTAAAGTTCCAAGGATAGCCGCAGTACGTACTTTTCGTTGCAAGTCTGAGAGCGTATCGGTTGCCCTGACAACAACTTCCGATAGATTGCAGAACTGGTTTGGTCGTAGGATAATCTCGCTACATGGATTAGTTCCAAAATCATAGGTAGCATCTCGTCGCTCGTTCTTTGCAGCTTGCTTTTGACTTGCGACTCTAGAGAACATACCTCGTTCTCCTGATCGGGACTCGTATAAACTTTTCCACTCATTTAGGAATGCCTCAAAGTCTGGCTTTTCAGTATAACATGCGCTGTTGTTGGCTAGTCCCCGTTGAGGATTATCTTGCCACCACTGGCCTGACTTGCATCGTCGGAGTCTATCGTCAGTGAGGTTAGACAGACTGATGAGAGCGGACCTGCGTACACCGCCGAC